GGAATAGGAAGCAGGAAATCACGCTCTGGATGCCCGGAAGCATTGACGAGCTTGAGACGCTTATCCTTGAAGGCCGGTTGCGGGTGCATGTGAACCCGGCGCTGCGCACGGCGGTTTCGAGCGCCACTTTTGACCGTTCGCCAGCGGATTTGCGGCGGTTCACAAAACACAAGGCGACGGCGCGGATTGACATGGCTGTTGCGCTTGCGATGGCGGTCGGGGCGGCAACATCGCGGGACTATGACGGGGGCCTTGTTTCCCCATGGGATGACGAGGATTTCGTCTTGGAGGTTGGCTAATGTTCGGATTTGGTAAGCGTGAAAAACGGGGGGCGACATTCACGCAATCCGACCCGCGCAGCATGTTTGAAATATTCGGCATGACCGGCCCGGCGTCCGTTTCCATGGAAGAAGCTTTGGGCGTTCCTGCCGTTTGGGCTGCGGTCAACTTCATTTCTGGCACCATCGCCGGTTTGCCGCTGAATGTTTACGACCGGGACGCGAAGGGCAACAAAAAGAAGGTGAAGGCCACGCGGGCTAACCCGGTTGTTGGTGTGCTTCATAGCGCCGTCAATGATGACCTGTCTTCGTTTCAGTGGCGCTTTGATATGTTCACGGCGGTTCTGACCGAGGGCCGGTTTGTGACCTACATCGAGCGCGACGAACGTGGGCAGGCGATCAACCTGTTTCCGCTTCCTGGCGCGACCGTTGAACGAATGCCGAATGGTCGCAAACGTTACAAGCACAGCGCGGGCGGCAAGACTAACTTTTACGATCAGGCTGACGTGATTGATATCACGTTCATGCTGCGGTCAGACCTGTTGACGCACCGTTCGCCATTGCGGCAATGTGCGGTCGCTATTGGTAAGGCCGCAAACGCTAATGAATACGGGTCCAAGCTTTTCGCGAACGGCGGGCTTCCTGCTTTCACGCTGCAAGGCCCGTTCGGCAATGAAAAGTCAGCGTCCCGCGCGGCTGAAAACATCGCTGAAGCCACCAAGGAAGCGGCGCGGAAGGGCGGGAACGTCTTGGCAATCCCGATTGGCCACAAGCTTGAGCCGCTTGGGTCTGACCCGGAAAAAATGCAGCTTGTGCAAACGCAGGAGTTTGCCGTTGTCGAAGTCGGCAGGATTTATTCCTTGCCGCCTACATTTTTGCAAGACTTGTCTCGGGCGACGTTTTCGAACTCGGAGCAGCAGGATTTGCACCTTGTAAAGCATACACTCAAGCGGTGGGTTGAGCAGGTGGAAGCCGAGTTTAACCTAAAACTGTTCGGTCGTGGGTCTAGCCGATTTGCCGAGTTCAACCTTGATGGTCTGTTGCGCGGCGACTACAAAACGCGCATGGAAGGCAACAGCACCGCCATTCAGACCGGCCAACTTACGCCGAACGAGGCGCGCGCAATGGATAACCGGGAGCCGCTGGACGGTGGCGATGCCTTGTTGATCCAAGGCGCGACGGTTCCGCTCGACGGGCATTCTGAAATGGGCGAAGGCCCGCCGCCAAAGAAAGAGGGCGACAATGGAAACTGAAATCAGATCAGGCATCCCGGTTGAAATCCGTGCTGATGAAAAGGGCCTCAAGGTTGAGGGCTATGCGGCGGTTTTTGGTCAGGAGACGGAAATCGGCGGTTTTTTCCGCGAAGTCATCGAAAAAGGCGCGTTTTCTGATGCAATTGGCCGCGATGACGTGGTTTTTCTTATAAATCATGATGGTTTGCCGCTTGCCCGCACCAAGTCTGGCACCTTGCGGTTGTCTGAGGATAGTCACGGGCTGAAAATCGAAACGATGCTGGACCCGGAAGACCCTGACGTGAAATCCATTTCCGGCAAGATGAAGCGTGGCGATCTGGACAAGATGTCATTCGCGTTTTTTCCAGAGGTTCAAGAGTGGGATGAAAGCGGCGATTTGCCGTTGCGCACGATCAAGCGGGCTTCCCTTCGCGACGTTTCCATTGTGACAACGCCCGCCTATGACGGCACAGAAATCGCTTTGCGGTCTTTGGCGGCGTCTAGGAATGCGCGTGAGAGCGCACAGGAATTTCGGCTGCGTATGAAGCGCAAGCTGATGCGATAACAGCGGTTCCCGCTGTTTGCCCTTATCCCGCCCTTGGGCAAGGCAGGACTGAACGCTGTGAAGCGTCCATATCCCATAGAAGGAGCCTATACCATGGCTACGATCAAAGAACTGCGGGAACAGGCGGCTAACGCTGTCACCGAGGCCCGCTCGATGCTGGACAGCATCAAAGACGACTCGACCCCGGAACAGCGCAAGGAAGCTGAGCAAGCCGTTGACCGCGCGCTTGATGAGGCGGGGCAAATCGAAGCCCGCGCCGAACGCATGGCCAAGCTTGAGGAAGCCGAAAAGCGCACCAGTCAGGCAATCGAGGACGCGCTGAAGCAGTCCCGCGATGCGAAACGCCCCGGCGTCGAACCTGGCGAAGCCCGTCAGGGCGGCGAAATGGGCTACCGTGAAGCCTTCCACGAGTATCTGCGCGCGCAAGGCCAGCGGAGCGAAATGCCTGCCGAGGCGCGCGCCGTTCTAGCCCGTGGCTATTCGCAGATCGAACATCGTGCGCAAACCACGACTGACGCGGCTGGTGGTTACACTGTCCCGGAAGAACTGGCCAACATCCTCGTCAAGTCGATGCTTGCCTGGGGGCCGATGTATGATCCCGGCATCACCACTGAGATCGTGACGACCGGCGGCGGTAAGATCACCATGCCGACCGTCAATGACACCACCACGGCAGTCGTCAAGCACACCGAAGGCACCACGCTGACGGATGACGGCGGCTCTGACGTGACCTTTGGTGAAAAGCAGCTTGACGCCTATCCGTTCAACACGGAATGGCTGCGGGTGTCGAAGGAACTGGCCGACGACAGCATCTTCGCCATGGAAACCATTCTGGGCAACCTGCTTGGCGAACGTCTTGGCCGTCGCGCCAATCTTGAACTGACGACCGGCGATGGCACCGGCGATCCCAACGGCATTGTGACCGCTTCTGCGGCTGGCAAGGTCGCGGCATCGACCAGCGCAATCACCGCAGACGAAATCATTGATCTTCTGCATTCGGTCGATCCAGCCTATCGCATGGGGCCGCGCGTTCGCTTCATGTTCAATGATGGCACCCTGTCCGCGATCCGCAAGCTTAAGGATGGCGATGGCAACTATCTCTGGCAGATGGGCAATGTTCAAGCTGGCGTTCCCGGCACCCTTCTGGGGTATAACTACAGCATTAACCAAGCGGTTGCAGGTCTTGGCGACGGCGTCAATTCCCGCGTCATGGTGTTTGGCGATTTCTCCAAATACTACGTCCGCAAGGTCGGTGCGCCGCTTATCGGGGCAATCCAAGACAAGGATTTCTGGCCCGGTTTTGGCATCGCCGGTTACATCCGGTTCGACGGCGAACTAGCCGATACGGCGGCTGTAAAACACATGGCACTTGCAGCGGCATAAGTCAGCTTTCAGGGCGGCGGGGCAACTCGCCGCCTCATCAAGCTGACAAAGGAGACGACCCATGAAAATCAAACTTCTGATCTCCCGCGCTGATGCGACTGGCGCACAGAACCGGGGCGACGTGGTGGACGTGTCGCCGGAAGAGGCGCAGCGCATGGTAGACGCGGGGCAAGCGGAAATCGTTCGCTCTGCCGCATCCGAAAAGGCGGTCAAGCGGTCCAAAGCCGAAAAAGCCGTTCGCTAAGAGGCTGGGAATTCCATGACCACAGTTCGCGTCACAGCGCCATCTATTGAGCCGATCACCTTAACCGAGGCAAAGACGCACTTGCGCGTTGATGCGTCAGACGAGGACACGTTGATTTCCTCGTTGATCAGCGCAGCGGTGTCGCACGTTGACGGCGAGGGCTTGTTGGGGCGAGCGATGATTACCCAAACTTGGGCGGAATGGGTCACGGCTTCGCCGGGATATGTTCGCTTGCCAATGGGGCCATTTCAAAGCCTGACTTCCGTCCAATACTATGACAGCGATAACGCCCTTCAAACGGCAACGCTGTCTGATTTTGAGACGTGGCTTGACGGCGACTTTGTGCGAGTGAAGCCGAAAGAAGGGTCACTTTGGCCGACCGCGTTTTCGCGCCCTGACGCCATTAAGATAACCTATGTGGCAGGGTTCGGTGACGCGGCGTATGACGTTCCGCAAGGCATTCGTCAGGCGCTGCTGATGCTGATCGGCCACTGGTATGAGAACCGCATGGCTGTATCAGAGGCGCGACTTTCCGTTGTCCCGATTGCCGTTGATGCGCTGATCAATAACGAGCGGGTTGGGTGGTATGGCTAGACCAGGCAAGCTTGACCAGCGCATAAGCATCCAGAGCGCCACAGAAGCGACTGGAAGCATGGGCGACGTGTCGAAGACGTGGGGAACCCTTGCGACGGTTTGGGCCACTGTGGTTCACGCCACGGGGCGCGAGGCGCTGGCAGATGACCGCACCACGGCAACGGCGCAAACCAAGTTCACCATTCGCAACCGTTCGGACGTGACGGAAGCCATGCGGATCGTGTGGGGCGGCGACACCTACAATATTCGCAGCGTGAACCGCGCGGGCGGGCGGCTTATGTATCTGGACATTATCGCGGAGCGGGGTGTGGGCAATGAGAATTGACGTTGAAATGACCGGCATTCAAGACGTGTATGACGTTCTTGAGAACGTGTCTCAGAGAGAAGCGCGAAACATCATGCGTGCGACCGTTGGCGGGATGGCTGGCGAAATTCGAGACGGAGCGCGGGCTGAGGCCCCTATCCGCCAGGGTAAGCTTCGCAAGGCAATCAAGGTAAAACGGCGCAAAATGGAACCCGGCTTTGTCAGGGCAGACGTTATCGTTGAGCCTAGGGCGTTTTACTGGCGGTTCATTCATGATGGCACTGTTAAGCAGTTTGAAAACCCGTTTGCAACTCGGGCGTTGGAAAAGTTTAAGGCGCAAAGAATGTCGGTTTTCCTCAATCAGTTTGCCAAGAAGTTTGAGGCACGTCTGGCAAGGTTGCGCAACAATGGCCGTTGAAATCGACCTGCAAGCGGCAATCTATGCCCGCCTGAATGATCAGATCGTTGGCGTCGGAAAGGACTGCGCGGCGGTCTATGACTATGCACCGGAAGGCGCGACATATCCGTATGTCACTTTTGGTGAAACTCAGTTTCCTAGCGAGGATGCACAGACTCGCAACCGATTTAATGTTCTTGTGCGCCTGCACACATGGTCCCGCGCCGGTTCAAGCCGGGAAGCCAAGGCAATTCAGAGCGACATTTATGCGGCGTTGCATGATTACGACTTGACCGTCTCAAACGATGCTGGCGGCGCGGCGGAATGGGTTTGCTATTCGCTATTGCGTGAAACCAGCTTTGCACGAAAAGACCCTGACGGCACTATTCACGGGGTTTGCGAGTATCGCGCCCTCGTGCATTCCGCGTAATGCGGCCTAGCCTGTTCATCGCGCCTTGGGCAAGCGCAATCACTAGAAGGAGCCAACATCATGGCTAACTCGGCAGGCCGCGACTTTGTTCTGGCCAAAAACAGCACGACCATCGCTTCGGTGCGGTCCAAGTCTGTCACTTGGAACGGCACTCCCATTGATACGACCAACGACGACGACGATGGCGCGACAACTTATCTTGCGGATGAGTTTGCGAACACTTCGCTTGAAATCAGCGTTGAAGGTCTGACCGACGATGACGTTTTGTCTGATCTGGCGTTTGTTGCGACCAGTTCCAGCAAGCACCTTTCGGATATCACGCTTACGCGCCCGAATGGTGACGCCATTTCCGGCACGTTCATCATGACGAACTATCAGGAGACGGGCCAATATGAGGACGCCGTGACCTTCACCGCGACACTTGTGCGGTCTGGCATCCACACTTGGACCCCGGCTGTCTGATGAAGGGGTTTGACGCAATTGAACTGGATTGGGGCGGCGAGACTTACGCCGTCCCCGCTGATCGCCAATTGGAATTGATTATGCGCATTGAAGATGGGCTAATCGCAGGAAAAGACCGGCAGGCATTTCAGGTGCTTGTCCAGCGTTCAGGCCCGCCGGTTGCTCTTATTGGAAAGGTTTATGCTGACGCGCTTGCTTATGCCGGGGCGACAGTCCCGGCGGTCGATGTCGTGCGCGGTCTGCAAGACGCAATTCGTTGCGGCGATGGGGCAATTTACGCACAGGTAGCGGACAAGCTTTCCGAGATTTTGGGTGTGATCGAAGCCCCTGCGGATGACCACAAGGAGAAATCGCCGGGAAAGGCGAAAGGCTCCGGGGAAGCTTCGTAAGGGCGATTTATCGCGCTTTTGTCGGCGCTGGATGGGTCCAGCCTTTAGACTTTTGGCGCATCAGGCCCGGTGAAATCTGGATGATTTGGGACGCTCATAAGCCGCGCGAGACGGCAAATCAAACCGATTTCGGGCGTCTTTACTCAATGCTGAAAGAGAAACGCAATGGCGCAAGCGGTCGGTGATGTAGTCGTATCCTTGCGGGCAGATATCAGCCCGTTCCAGCAAGGTATGCAGTCCGCTACCAAGTCGATGCGTAGCGTGGAACAGCGCGGGCAAGCCATGGGCGCGGCTCTTTCTGGCGCTGCTGGCAACGTCTCAAATCTCTCTGGGGCCTTTAACCGGGCCAAAAATCAGATGACTGCTGTGCAGTCCCGCATCAATCAAATGGTTGGAGCAACTGACCGAATGGCGGCGTCTGCTAAGGACAGCGCATCCGCATTCAGACAGTTTGACCAAGCGCGGGCGCAGGTCGATGCCCTGCGGTCATCTTATGACCCCATTTTCGCGGCATCAAAGCGTTATGAAGCAGCGGTAGACCAGCTAAACAATGCCCTGTCTCTTGGTGTCATCAAGCAGCAAGAGTATGATACTGCGCTAGAGCAATTGGGGCAGTCTTACCTTACTGCGAGCGGGCAAGCGCAAGCGTTTGGCCGGTCTATGCGGGCAAGCACTGCGCACACAACTAACCTGATGTTCCAGTTCCAGGATATCGGGATGATGCTTGCGGCGGGTCAATCGCCTCTCATGCTTGCGATGCAACAAGGTACGCAGGTCAGCGGCATTTTCCAGCAAATGAAAAATTCAGGGCAAAGCGCTTTTCGAGGCATTATCGGTGGTCTTGGAGCCGTTGTTAACCCGTTGTCGCTTGTAACAATTGGCGCAATCGCGGGCGGCGCTGCGCTGGCTCAGTGGGGCATGAAGGCGCTAGGCGCGACACAAAGTGCTGAAACATTTGATGACGTTCTTGGGCGCATCCATGAAAGCATGTCTGAGGCCGACCGGATTACCGGCATCCTCGAAATGTCCACGCAACAGTTGCGAGAAGAATATGGCGCGGCTGCGGCAGCAGTCCGTGAATTTGCGATACAGCAAGCCGAACTTCTCGCCGCGCAAGCATCCAGAAGGATGGCAGATGCTTTGGCTGTTGCCAATGACGAGTTGCGTCAGTACGTCCAAACATCCAGCACAGCCTTCAGGTCCGGGACGACGCTTGGTGCGGCCATGATGAACGTGGCGCGTGATTTTGGCATTACGGCAACTGAGGCACGATCCCTTAGCTCGGCTATGCGAGAATTGCGAGACGCGCAATCGTTCGACGATCAGCGCGAAGCATTGCAAAATGTTTTGGCGTTGATGGATGAATATGGCGCTGACCTAGAAGCAATCCCGCCGGAACTTGCTGCGGCAATTTCTGAAATGATTACGCTAACGACCGAAACCGAGCGGGCGCGTCAAATCATGGCGCAGCTTGGGGCTGAGGCTCGCGGTGTTAATGTCGGCGTGATGCTATCACCAGATGATGGAAATTTCCTTCCCCCAACCGCAAATGACAATGGCCCACCGACTGGCGGTGGCGGCAGGGGGCGAGATTTTGCGGAGGAGTTTGAGGCGTTGCAGTCTCAACTCATGACCGAGAGCGAACGCATTCAGCTTGAATATGATACTCGGCTGGATCAACTGCGGGAGTTTCGAGAAAATCGCGCGGCCACAGAGGAAGAGTTCAATGAACTAGAGCGCCGCATAAACGCCGACCACGCGCAACAGATGCGCGACATGGAATTGCAGTCTCAAGCTGCGCGGCTTGGTATCGTCTCAGGAATGATGGGCGACATAGCTTCTATTCTGGAAAGCGGCGGCGAAAGAAATCTACAGATTGTTCGCGGTCTAAAAGTCGCGGAGGCGTTGATTTCTGGATATCAAGCGGCTGTTGACGCATGGCAGCAGGGGATGCGTGTAGGCGGTCCAGGCATGGCCGCATTGTATACCGCTGGCTCTCTGGCTCGGACTGGTGCGCTTATCGCTCAAATGCAATCGACAAGTAAAGGCAGCGCAGGCGGCGCGGCTGGCGGTGGTTCTGTAAGCGGCGGTGCGGCGCAAAGCCCGCAGGTCTCGCGGAATGTGGCGATCCAGCTAACCGGCGGGAATATGTTCTCACGAGATCAGGTCTTGCAACTGATTAACCAGATCAACGAATCAGTGGAAGACGGCGCTATCGTGAGGGTTGTCTAATGACTGTCATTTTCCAAACCAGCTACAGCTTGCCGGGTTCTGACGAACCTCTGACACATGCGCGGATTGCTCATAGCATGA